GACGAAGAACAAAATATTAAATATTGTTCTAAAGAAGGTAATTTTATTAAATGGGGTTTTCCCAAACCCTTGAAAATATTATTAGATAGCCAATTATATGATTGGCAAAACAAATTACTTGATACAATTAAAACAGAACCCGATGACAGGTCTGTTAATTGGTATTGGTCAGCCCAAGGAGGAACTGGCAAATCAAGTTTTTGTAAATATCTAGTGTATAATATGAAGGCGATAGTTTGCGGTAAAGGTAATTACGCTGACATAATTAATATAGTGTTTAACAGTGATATGGACCAATGTAATCTTATTATATTCGACTTACCAAGAAATAACGGAAATAAAATTTCCTATAGTGCTATTGAATCAATTAAAAATGGTATGGTTTGTAATACCAAATACGAAACAGGTTCGAAAATTTTTAACGCACCTCATATTGTAGTTTTCGCTAACTCACCGCCTGAATATGAATTGTTAAGTCAAGATAGATGGTCTGTATTTTGTATCGATACTGTTTAACATCTCCTCGCTTTGCTCGTCGGGAAAAACCGCTACGCGGTTCTTCGATAGATATTTTTACATTGATATGTAAAATATCTATTCGCCAACCTTCACCTTCTTTTTCATCCTTTTACTCTCGTGAATACCATATCGTTGTTTGGTATTCATCGTTAGGTATTACGAGAGCACGCTTTGGGCTAAAAGAATAAAAATAAAGGGGGAATAAATATTTTACACATGAAATGTAAAATATCTATCAATGTATAGGGCTTATCGAAAGGTTTAATACTTCCTTTTCTATTGGTTCTTTTTTTAAGCATCTGTATAGTTCCAATTATATACATAATGAATTTCCGCTGGTGTCTCTACTGCTGAACCTACTGTTCCATCTGCGTTGGCACAAGAATATACTATCCACAAATTTTTATTTGTAGGTATATTTCCAGCATCTTCAAATTTTAATCTTCCTAAATGCTTACCAATATTAAATGAAAACGGAGCTGAGAATGGACTATTATCAGCTGTTCCTGATGCTCCAGCATCGGCTGTTCTAATAGTAGAAAAGCCAATTTTAACGGTCTTACTAGCATGGAGAGTCCAACGTTCTTTATTTATTCTAAATAACATATCCAACATATTTGCTTGAAAACCAACATTCGCATTATTAACATCAAAAAATGTATTTGTAATATCAGTATCCGATAAATTACTAGAATTAGTTGCTTTACATGAAACTAACCACATTTTTACAAAGATTGGACCGAGATAAGGATTAGTCAAACTATTATAAGGTTTCAAATTTACATAACCTTTTACATATCCGCTTTTTACTATAACTTCGTTACCAATACGCTGAGACTTTCCAAGTCCTTGACTTATAGTAGGTGTTAACCTACTCATCACTGGAGCAGTTGATGGATTACTACCTATACCGACATTAGCGGCATAGATATATGATTCCTTATTCTCTATTTCTTTGGCAAGAGCTCGTTTAACATACTGTTTAACCGCGACTCCAACTCTTGCTGTTCTCTTTGTTGCTCTCTTCTTATAAGGTTTTTTAGCCAACTTCTTATTACGTCTAAAAGCCATAACAACACTTTATAAAGTATATAAAGAAAATAATATATCCCTAAATAATATAAATGAATCATTTAGGCAAAAGTAGGCAAGTGGGAGAAGAAGGTAATACTGTTACTTCTTCTCCAACTAAACAACCAACTAGAAAAACTTTCTATTGCTTTACTCATCACAACTATGAAGAACATATTGATGAGATAATTAGGCAATACCAATTGATATCCAAAAAAGGAATAATTGGATTTGAGATATGCCCTACTTCTGGTAAGAAACATCTTCAAGGTTTTTTAGCACTAAAAAAACCTATGAGAATTAGTGAAATAAAAATTACTGGTAATCCTCATCTTGAGGCTTGTCGAGGCGACGAAGAACAAAATATTAAATATTGTTCTAAAGAAGGTAATTTTATTAAATGGGGTTTTCCCAAACCCTTGAAAATATTATTAGATAGCCAATTATATGATTGGCAAAACAAATTACTTG